GTGCTCCGTGGCCTCGCTCATCTCCGCGTAGCAGCGTTCCAGCGCGTCGGTAGCCACGGCGATCTGTGCCAGCATGGCATCCCAATCCGGTTCCACTACAGGCGGCTCAGGCTCACCGCCGCCGTCCGTTGGCACAGCGCGGACCATGTGCACCGCGGCCCCATCGCCTGTCAGGGTGAACCGCCGATCCTCTACCGTCACGTCCAGCGTATCCCACAGCCCCGAACCCGTGCCCGCGAGCATCGTGGCCCCGCCGTCCAGCGAGAGCCAGTGGCCCGGCTCATCAAGCCAGCGGATAGCCACGTCGTAGGGCCCCTCGGCGGCTAGCGTAATCTCGAATGTTGCGCTTGTGATGCGCCGACACTGGCGCGACTCGGGGGCATCGCTTGGGCCAACGTCCTCGTAGCGCGGCGCGTCGGCGTCGTCCAGCATGTGCATGAAAAAGTCCCAGTTGCCCGGATGGCCGCTACACCCGTAAGGCAAGTACGTCCCGTCCGGCTGTTTCTGTGTCCAGCGCTTGACGGGATACTCCATGTCTCGCAGCACGCACCACGCATCAGGCGATGTGGCCGCCGTGACGTTGGTATGGTCGCGGATGAATTGCACCTGTTCCGGCGTGAGCTTGTCGAGCAGGCCGCTGTGAATATCCACGGCCACGGGATGGTAGTGGAGCGCCGAATAGATGGCCCACCAGTATTTTTTGGGATCCATGTAGCCATAGGCCGACTCGACCCATGTGGGATAGCCAAAGTCCACAGCTTCCTGCATGGCGTCCCAGCTACCCACAAAGTTGTCGTAGCCCTGCCAGCTATCCATGTCGTGGATGAACCCGCCGTTGTGTTTCGCGCCCTGGCCGTTGGCCGTCGCATACCGCGCCAAGTCCGCGCGCCCCTGGCCGTCCGAGACCACGAAGTAAACTGGCGTCTTGGTAAAGGCGGCCTTGTGCCAGTCGCTATAGGCATAGCACAGTTGGCCGAAACGATGATCCTGGCCGCTAGAGAATGGCGGCTTGTCGGGTTGGTTCTCGATGTCCAGCCCCGGCCCGGCAAAGACCGCATCGAACACGCCGTCATAGCGCGCGCCGAATGCGGCCACGAATTCGGCCAAGTATTTCCACCATCGGCTTTGGTCGTTATAGTACGGGATAGCCGCCGTCTTGGTCACGTCCCCGACTGTAGCCGTTACGATCTTGCCAACAGGCCGCCCGTGCATCGTGGGCCGATTCATGCCGTCATAGACCCAAGCCGGGGTGCAATCAGCGAACGACTCCCAGCCGTCCAGCTCCGATAGGTGCGTGGCGATAGCGAAGGCTTTGGGCTTGTCGCCTTGCTTGTCTAGCCATGCGTCGATGATGTCCCAGTTGTACTCTCCCGGCCCGGTGTGCAGGCGCTCCCAGCGGTCGAAGCCATAGGCTCCGTAACCGTCCTGGGCGCCAGCCCACTCGAAGAACTTGTAGATATTGCTCACCCTCTCCCCTCCCTAAGCTGCCGCCATTACCGGCGCGGTCAAATAACCCCACCACAACATTTCCACCCGGCACACCGCTTGCGCCGTCGTCACGTCGCTCCCGTCCAGGTCGATCGTCAAGTTAAACGTTGTCACCGTGTTGCTCGTCAACGTCACCGTCGGCGTCACCGAGGCGATGCCTCGCGTCGCACTGCTCGATTCCGTCGCTCCCCCCTCGCTGATCTCGCCCACCGCGCCGTAATCCGTGCCGTTGGCGATGTTGATGCGCTGGAACACGCAATGCTCCCAAACGATGGCCAAGTTCGTGGCGTTGTTGGCGATGGCATGCCCGCACAGGCTCGACACGTCGCACACGAACCCCCCGCCGTCAGCGCTCCCCGTCTCGTCCGTCGTCGTCACCGTAAAGATCGCCGTCGCGCTGTTGTCCGCGATCCCCGTCTTGGTAAATACGGCCGTCCGCCGGTAGGTGCCCGCCGTGCCCGTCAGGAGGCCGCGCTCCAGGTAGTTGACGCGGCTTTCCAGCATCCTGATGCGCTCAAGGAGCGTCGCCTGCGTGGGCATTACACGCCACCTATCATTTCCGGCTCCACCGTCTCTACCCCATCGGCGTCGACCCGAACATTGACCGCCGTTATTTTCACGTCATCCTGGTATGTCATCCCGTAGCGGTCCGTCTTAATCGTCACCAGGTCCCCGATGTCCCATGGATCCTTCCATGTCTTGGCCAGTGGCATGGCCTCCATCCCCTCGGTCACGGCCATTTCTTTCAGCCGCATGTCCCCGATGTAGTCGACCGCGGTATTGTCCTCGTAGCTGCTGGCCGACTCCCATCGCTCGCGGCGCTTGTAAGCGGTCACATCCCCCGCCGTGCTGCGCTCTCGCACCGCTGTGGCCCCGCCAACATAGACATAGTTATAGTGCCCCATCGTGTCCTTGCTGTATCCCACCCGGCTGTAATTGCGCCGGTCGAGGGAGAGCACCGCGTCGGTGTTGACGCCGTTACCAAAGGTGCGATCCAGCCCCCACTGTGGATAGCCCGTCTGGAACTCGTACCCCGTCGCCGAGGGCACGCAGCGCCAGTCGAACCCCCCCAGCTTTTGCAGCTTTTGCACCTCGTCCAGCAAAATCTCATAGCTGGGTGTCTCCGTCCACGAGCTGCACGCCCCCGCGTCTGCCTGCACCGTCAAATCGCTGAATTGCCGCGCCGCGATGTCCGCCGTGCTGCTCGCGTGGTGCGTCACATAGGCTTTGGCCAGGTCATCGGCCTGGTCGGTGCGCTCGTCCGTCGCACTTCCCGCGCTGGGCACGATCAGTCGCCAATCCAGGTATATCCCCCCGCCCAGGCAGTCGACTTGTATGGTGTCGTCAGTCGCGTTGATCCCAATATTCCACGAGGTTTTCAGGATGGTGCCGCCGAATTGCAGCGCGCCGTCACGGTAAAGCAGGATGCGGTTCATGGTGATGAGTTGCGCCAGTTTGCTGCTCGACGGCACTATCTCCAGCGTGCATGAGTCGATGCCGTTGATAGCGATGCGGTAGTCGATGCTCCGAAAGTCGGCATAGTTAGACGTGTTCGCTAGCACCGCTCGCATAGCATAAGCATCGTTAAGGATGTGGACGACGTATGTGGGCATCCCTATACTCCCAAGAATGGCACCGGGTGAACGACGACGATGCTGCTTGGTGTGCCGCTCGTGCTTGACCACTGGAGCGCGTTATCCCCCACCGGCATAGGCCAAAACTCCGCATCGGTGTCCATCGTGCTGATGATGTCTGTGGAGGTTGCCCCGTCGTAGTAATACATCTTGGCCTGATCCATCCTGACGCGGATGTACTTCGTTGCGCCTATAGCAATGGTCTGTGTCGTTGACCAAACCTTGCTCGTGGTGTTGTTCGTGAGGTGCAAGCCCACGACTGTAGCGGACGCGCTACCGTATACAAAGATGTCGGGCCATACCACCGCATGCCCCGCGTTCGTGACCGTTTTCGGGTTTGTGCCTGTGGCCCATGCGGTCTGGTATGTGGCGGTGTTCCATTCAGGGTAGAAGAACGGGTCCGGCGCATAGAAGCTGATATTCACGACGGCATTTGTTCGCCCCCGCAATTCCATGTCCGAGACGCCCGTACACCAGCAGTTGATCTCGCGGTATTCGGGAAGCGCGCCCGTGTAGGGGCGCAATATCCGCAGCCTGTATGACACAAGATCGTTGTTTGTGACCGGGTAGAATGGCGAGAGGCCCGCTAGCATCGCCACGTAGGCTGTGTCTAAAGCGATGATCGACGCGGCTTTGATGAGGATGCTTATTTCCATCTCGCGCGGCGCAAGGTAAGGCACGGCGATATTGTGCTGCGGAACGACGTTGGCCGTATAGGGCATCTCTTGCCCCGCTATAATCATCCCGTTGGAATACGGCGCACGAAACCCCGGAATAGCGACCTGCTGAAACCCGAAGCCACGCATCCCCAACAGTATTTGTGTGGTTGACGTGATGGAATAAGGGGATGCGCCCCAGTGATAGTATACGAATCCATAGGTCGTATCAGTGCCCATTAGTAGCGCCTCATCCTCGCTCGCCATTCCAGCGACTCGGCCACGTCGCGCATGTTCGGAGGCCCGCCGTTTGGCCGTTGGTCGATGTAGGTCAGGTTGTAGTTGGCCGCCTCGCGCGCCTGCGCCTGCGCCCTCTCGCGTATCCCCCCTACCCCGGCATAGGCCAAGCCCCCGCGCATCGTCATGGCCGTCTGCATCTCATTCATCGCAGCGCGTATCTGGCCGATAGTGTCGGTGATGCCCAGGCCCAAGCCCCTACCAAACATCTGCCCCACCTCTAGCCGCGCGCGCTTGGATGGCGAGGCGATGCCCAGCGTCTGCTTGGCGCTCGTCAGCGCTGCTTGCGCCGCTTGCTTTGCCGCCGTCTTGATCGCCCCCGCCCCCGCGGTGATGCCCGCCGCGATGCCGTCCGCGATGCCCTTGCCGATGCTGGACCAGGAGAAGGCGGCAAAAATGGCCAGGATTTGCGTAGGGATCGGGCGGAGCGCCGCAAGGATGCCCCTGGCGCCCTCCTGTATGGCCTCTACCGCATCGGCCATGCTGCCCGCAACGCTCTCGGCGAACGCATCCAGCGCCCCGGCCACGCTATCCGTTGCCGCTCCGCCGCCCAGCTTGCCCAGTGTCCCCAGCCCCGCCTCTACGGCCTCAAAGATCGTGGTGGTTATGCCCTTGAACTCTACGGCGCTCGCAAGCGCATCGCCGCCCAGCTTGGCCGTCAGGCCAACAATCGCCTCCACAATGTAGGTGATGGCCGTCTCCAGCGCTGTCCACTCCGCCGCGATGTCGATGTCCTTATCTAGCGCCTCCAGCTTGGTCAGCGCGTCCACCGCCGGGCCTATGAGCCCAATCACCTGCTGTACGCTAGTGCTAAACTCTACCGCCTGGTCCAGCGCTACCTCGATCCACTGCATGGTCATGCGCTGAATCGTCTCGATGAATAGGTTAACCGCCGTCTCCAGAATTGCCGCTTTAGCCGGGAGGTTCGTCACCTCGGGGAAATCGACGAAAGCGGCCAAGGCTTGTAGCCCCGGCCCGATCAGCCCGATCACCTTGCCCGCCGTCTCTGCGAACTCTACTGCGGCGCCCAGGGCCACGCCCGCCCAGAAAGCCGCCATGCGCTGGACATAGAACACGAATATGTTGATGGCCTCTTCCAGGAAAGCCGCTTTTTCTCGCAGGTTCCCTACTGCCGGGAAATCGACGAACGTAGCCAGCGCCTGTACCCCTGGGCCAATCAGGCCGATCACTTTTTGAGCCGTTTCGGCAAATGTAGCCGCCGCGTCGAGCCCCACGCCCGCCCAGAAGTTGGCGATGCGCCAAACGTAGTACACGAACAGGTTGATGGCCTCTTCGAGGAAAGCGCTTTTCTCTCGTAGGTTTCCCACGGCGGGGAAATCGACAAAGGCAGAGAGTGCCTGTACGGCAGGACCGATTAGCACAATCACCTTTTGAGCCGTCTCCGCAAACGTCGCGGCTGCGTCCAGGGCCACATCCGCCCAGAACACGGCCACGCGATTGATGTAGTAGATAAAGATGTTGAGGGCCTCTTCGAGCAGCTCCGCCTTGCCGCGCAGGCCTTCGATTTCCGGCATGTCGGCCATGGCCGCCATCGCAGAGACAGCAGGCCCTATCAAGCCGACGATCTTTTGCGCGTCACCCGAGAGCTTGGCCGCGGCCTTGAGTCCCTTTTCGCCCAGGATCAGGGCCGCGTTGTTGATGGCCGTTGCTGTAACCACGATGGCCTGTTGTAGCGCAGCGCCGAACGGCGCCATGTCGGGGATGGTTTCAATGGTTGCCAGGTCGTTGAGCACCTGCCCTAGCGTGCGCAACAACTCGAAGATCTGCTCAATCTTGCCAGCCAGGTCTCGCGCATTGTTGATCGTCGAGGTCTTGACCTCTTTGGCCGCCTCGGTGATGGCGCGGCTAAAGCGGATGATCGACTCTTTCAGCGCCGCGGCCCACATCTCCAAGTTGGGGATACCGCCCTCGGTTTTCTCGACCTTGTTCATTTGGTGGAAGGCGCTCGCCAGGTCTTTCAGATCCTTGGCGATGTCCCGCACCGCCAAGCCAAAGCGGCTCAGGCTATCCAGGTTGGCGCCCTTGAGGGTAGAGCCGAACTTGACGAACTCGCCTACGACGTTCACCATCGCCTCACCGATGCCCACCAGGCCAAGCTCTAGCGGCGTCGGGGAGCCCGGTTTCAGCCATGCAGGGAGCTTGTCTTTGAGAGCGTCCAGCTTGCCCGCGAACCCCTGGAAATACCCCGTCACCTTGTCGATCTTTTCGCCCATGGTGCCCAGCGCCGTGGTCAGCGGGAGGATCAGCTTGTCATGCAACCATTCCAGGACGGGATTCAGGCCCTTCTCTATCTTGTCGGTTAGCGCGGTTGCAGCGGGCACTAACTTATCCTGGAACCACTCGGCCAGCGTTTGCACGGCGGGCACGACGGTATCGTTGATGAAACCGCCTACGGCTTCGAGCACGACCTGGAACTTGTCGCCCAGCCATTCCACCACCAGCTGTAACGCCGGGACCAAGTTATCGTTAAGCCAATTGCCCACCGCTTGAATCGCTGGCAGCAAGACGTTTTGCCAGAGCCCGGCCAAAGCGGTAAGGGCCAAGCTCATCGCCGCAAACCAAACGTCAACGATGGCCTGGAAAAGCGGTATCAGGTGGTCATTGATCCATGCCCACACGCCCTGGATCGCCGGAAGTAGGGTGTTCGTCCAGAAACCGGACACGGTAGCGATCGCCGCGGGGATGTTCGTGCTCAGCCAGTTCCATATCGTTTGGAAGGCCGGAACCAGCGTCTCGGTGATCCAATTGCCTACCGCCTGAATGGCAGGGAGCAGGGTGTTGGTCCAAAAGCCGGAGAGCGTGGCTATGGCAATGGGGATATTCGTCTGGAACCAGAGGACAATGTTGTCGATAATCGGCTTGAGCGTGTCATTCCAGAACGCCGTCATGAAGGTGCGGATACCGCCCCAGTCCCGAGACCACGCTATAGCCAATAGCGCAATGGCTCCGATAATCAGCAGCACCGGCCCTATCAGCGCACCGATAGCGGCGCCCACGCCGCCCAGCAGCGGCCCCAAGGTGGTGAAGATGGTGATGGCCGAACCCACGGTGGATAGCAGCGTGCCCAGCACCAGGAGCAGCGGCCCCACAGCGGCCAACACCAGGCCGATCTTGATCGCCCAGTCCCACACCGCCGGGTTGAGGTTGCTGATCTTATCCAGCAGTCCACTGATAGGCCCCTGGAGCAAGTTGGTCAGGGCCGTGATGAGCGGCCCGCCCGCCTTGATGGCAATGGTCTCCAAGGCGCCGCCAAGTTGCTCCATAGCGGCATTAAAGCCAGTGGTACGGGCAGATGCCGACTCTTCCACTGAGGCGGCAGAGCCGATGGCCGCTTCCATGTTCTGCCAGCCCGGTATGCCCTCGGCAAGCAGGGTGTTCATCGCCTTCATGCCATAAGTGCCCGCCAGGGTTTGCACCGTCTGATTGCGGAGTTCCTCTGTCATCTTGGTGGTGACAGTAACGGTCTGTCCCTCTTTCGCCTTGAGCCCCTCCATCTCGAAGACGGTCGTTTGCAGGGCTTTGTCCACCTTCTTGAGTTCTGCTTCCCGCTCCTTGAGCGTGGCATTGCCCAGCAGAGTGCCGTTGCGGATGGCCAGGTCTTTCTCGGCCAGAGACGCCCGCCGTTCCTCTAGCTTGGCGAGTTGCTTGGCTTCTTCGCCGGTCAGCGCAGCGCGCTCCGATGTAAGCACATTGCCCACCTTGAGGGCGCTCGACAAGTCGCCCAGTATGTCGGGCATGGCGCGCATCTTGCCGTCGGCGTCGTACATGGCGATGCCCAGCATATTCCACGCCCCGGTTACGTCGTCCGTTTGGCGCATCATGTTGGTCAACATACTCTTAAGCGCCGTGCCTGCCTCGGCCCCAGCGATGCCGCGCGAGGAGAGGATACCCAGCGCCGTGTTGGTCGTCTCCAGGGACATGCCGAACGTGGCCGCTGTGGGGCCAATGTTGGCCATGGCCGCCGTCAAGTCACTAACGCTGGCCACCGAGGCGTCAGCCGTGCGCACGAATGAGTTGGCCACCCGGCTGGCCTCGTCGGCGTCCAGGCCGAAGGTCTTCATGGCGATGATCGTGGCGTCGGTGGCTTGCGCGAGGTCCAATTCTGAGGCCGCGGCCAGGTCGATGGATGAGCGCAGCGCACCGGTGAGAGAGGCGTTTTCGTTGAGGTACGAGTTTAGGCCCCCGGCGCCGCCGAATATCTCCGCCGTGTCGAAACCGGCCTTGTACAGCGAGGTCATGGCGTCGGCAGATTCCGCCGCGGTGATGCCCACCAACTCCGTGTCCGCGCCCACGCTCAGCGCCGCCTTGCTCAGGTCTTCCAGCGACGTGCCCGATGAACGCGCGGCAACGGTGAGGATGTTCATTTGCGCCTCAAAGTCGCCCGCCATCTTGGCTGCCGCCGTGCCGATACCCACGATGGGGGCTGTGACGCCCACGGTCAGGCCCTTGCCAACGCTCGTGAGGGCGCCGCCCGCCTTCGTGAAGCCGGCGCTCAGCTTGGAGCTGGCTGTTTCCCCGGCGTCGCCAAGCTCCTTGGCTTTCTGCTTTACCGCGTCCAGCGCCTTGCTGGCATCATCTCTCGCTTTTAGGACGATCTCTAGCTCCGCCGCTGTCAGCGCCATTTAGCCCTCGTTTGCGCGGTTCTCTTCTTCGATCATCTCAATGATGACCGGGATTAGCTCGGATGGGCAGAGGTCCAGGTCGTCATAGTTCCAGCCGCCCATCCACTTCATGATCGCTATTTCGCTTCTGGCGACGGTGCGCCAGTCAGTGAGTTTTTTCGTGCTTCCATCGCGGCGATGTGCCCGGTCAGCGCTTCGTCAATGGCCGCGGCCAGCTCCGGGTCTAGCTGGTCGATGGCCTCCATGGTCACGGGCACGCGCTCCATAGCGCCGGTGCGCGGGTTCTCCTGCTCCGCCGACCAGTCCACGATCCATGTCAGCATGCGGATAGCGTCGCTGCGCGTGGTGTCAAAGCTGACCTCAGCGTTGCCGATCTTCTCCTGGTCGCCCGCGTCGCGCAGCTTGAACGACGGCATTTTCAGCATGGCCGTGGCAAACTGCTGCTCTTCGCGGTAGGTCAGGCGTTCCTTCACGTCGATCCAGCCATCCGCTACCACGAGCCGTACCGTCTTGGGCGCAATGAACCAACTCTTACCCATCTCTCGTTCCTCCTGTGATCGTTACCTCATTCTCCGAAACGCTCACATCCACGCCGCGCCAGGCTAGCGTTGCCTTGCCTAGCGTCAGGGCCATGTCGAACGACGGCGCGAACGTCAAGAGCCAGCGGTTGACCGACTCTAGCCGGGCCTCCAGGCGCAGGCCCTCTGGCCCGGTTTCGAGCCTCCAATCGCGCAACGTGGCCACCTCGCGGCCCCCTGCTGTGAGCTTGCCAGATAGCCCGTTGGCTTTCATTACTTGCGGCCCCAGGCACTAGCGCCGGTAAAGTTGCCGCTAGTCGTGACGGCGGCGGAAACGCCCGTAGCCACCGACACATCCACGAACGCGGTGCCATACCAATAGCTGGTAAGCTCTGCGCTGGTGGGGTACAGGTACATCCTGACCGCTTCGCCAGAGTCAGCAGCAGTGAACAGCCCGTCCTGGGTATCGTCCCAGATGCCCGAGTACGATCCCTTGATGTCCTTGAGCCCCGCCACATACTGCTTGTTCGTGTCGCCAAACGCCGTCACCTCGACGGTATCCATGGCCATGTCCAACGACCACTCAGTCAGAGGAGTCACAGACACGGCGACGCCGGTGCCGCTCGGAGCCATGTAAACGAGTCCTTGTTTTCCGTGATAACGCGCCACTTTACATATTCCTTTCGCCGTCTAAGACGGCTAACAGATTCTTGATCCTATTGTCAAACGTATGCTCGGCTACACAGGCCGGTAGCCGCTCGGCTATGTTCATCCGCGCTTCGTCATCGGCCAGGTAACGCCGGATCAGAGCCTCTAGCTCGGTTGGCGTAGAGAAAGTGGGCACCAGGCCCCCGAATACCTCGGCCACCTCGGCGCGGTAGTCGCTGACGAAAAACCGCCCGCACGCGGCTAGCTCGTAGCAGCGCGGGTTCATCGACTCGGCCACGAGCTTGATGTGCTCCACATTGCGGCCCCAGCCTACGCTAGTGCGGTGCAAGTTGAGGCCGATCTTGGCCTTGCGGTACAGCGCCGCCGTGGCCCGGTTGTCGATAACCCCCGCGCGTAGGTGCTTGCGCAGCGGGTGACGCGAGCCCAGCAGCGTCCACGAGCCGTACAGCCCAAAGTCGATTCCCGTCCAGTCCACAGCCTCTAGCGCCGCTATGCGTTCCTCGAAGCCCGTACCCACGAATACCACGTCATGCGCTGGCACCGCATCGTCGGCCCCCGTGGCCTCTGTGCCGTGGCGCTCGGGGTCCATAGCGTGCTGCCAGTAGTGACATTCGCCGTACTGCGAGAATATGGGCACGCTGGCGCGTTCATTGCTCCAAACCACGTTAGCCAGCCGCGTTATGCCGATTTCCTGTATGTCGCTATACGGCGATTCGGTGAGGATGACGGCTAGCTTGATCCCCGCGCGCCTGAGCATAGCCAGGCCCTCGGGGTGGACGTAGGTCCCGGCGATGACCAATACCCAGTCAACCTTGTGGTGCAGCGCCTTGAGCACGATGTCCTGGCTCGCGGCAAAAAGGATATCCGACTCGCTATACGTCGGTAGCTCCACGCCCTGGCGCTTGTTGCGCTTCCACAGCCACTTGAACCAGAGCTGCCAGTAGCTAATGCGGCCATCCAGGGCGTATTGCACCACCTCCGCGCCCGCGCGCGTGAGAGCGTCGAAGGCGCCTTTCCACACATCGGCTACAGCCCAGGAGGCGCTCAACCTGGATGCACAAGCAAAATCTTTGTGCTAGGCACCCAAGATCACCCCCCTTCACCTGGAGATTTGGCGCGGCATTTCTCGCACACATCGGGGTCGCCCGCCCAGAGCACGCAGCCGCACACCAGGCAGAGCTTGAATCCCAACTTGGCGATAGCGTCCTCTAGCGCGCCCATTATTCGGCCTTGCCCTCAGTGGTCGGCTTTGGCGCAGGCTTCGGCTTGGGCGCCTTATCCGCACAGTCCGGGCAATAGTCCGGGTCTGTGACGTACAGCACGCGGCCACAGCCTTTGCAACCTTTTGCCCCCGGCTTGGGAGGCTTTATCTCTGTCACTCTTGCGTCTCCTTTGGCTTGCGCCCGTCGATCCCACATTGAAACCATGCCGGCGAGCCCAGTCTAGGGTCTCGCCACCTGTCTATCACCGTCAAGCCCACGAACCCCGCGCCCGTCATGGCCTCGGCCAGCGTGTTGATATCCCAGCTCCACTTGTGGCGCGTCTCTTGCACGATGCTGTAGAAAAAGAGTGAGCATAGCGTGTCCAGGTGCGAGATGTTCCAGAATGTGCCCTGCGGTATCTCTACCGCGTCGTTAGACCCTGCCAGGTAGCGCTTGACCACCTCGCGCGTGTCCGGCACGACGATTCCTAGCTTGCCGCCCGGCGATAGCACGCGATAGCACTCTGCCAGGAACGTGAGCGCGTCCGGCTTCTCCAGGTGCTCCAGGAAATGGCCCGCGTAGATCTCGTCATAGTCGCCTTCGACGCACTCGGCCAGATACTCCAGTGCATCGCGGTGAATCTGCGCGGGCGTGCTGGGGTCGCTGTCCAGGTTGGTAAAGTACAAAAGTGGGAATAGGCCGCACCCAATGTTGAGCCGTAGGTGCTGCGTCGCTATTAGCTGGGCCACGTCTCCGTCAAACTCCGCCGCACTAGTCTGCGTCATCCTCTCCCCCTCAGTTCGTCCATATCTCAAAGTCAACGGCCACGTGGAACCACTTGGTCTCTGGGTCTATCAGGTCCACACGGCCCGCGAGCGTCACGTCACACGCCACGCCCATGGTGCCTACGAAGCCATCCAGCGCCGTGACAATGGCGTCGGCTAAGTCCGTGGCCGCGTCGTAGGACACCGCCCAGGCGTTGATCTGCCAGCGTGAAATCTTGAACGCCGTGCTAGCAAACTGCTGCTCGGTGCGCAGCGTCACCTCTTGGTAAGTAATAGCTGGGAGCGTCGGGTTGTAGGGCAGTTGCATAGGGTAGGTGCGCGTGGATGCTAGCGCCGTAATGCCCGCCGTGGTGCTCAGCTTGGTATAGAGCCCTTCGGCCAGTGTGGTCATCGCAGCGCCCTCGCTATGCCGTCGCTCAGGTTCTCGGCTACCGCCTGCGTTATCTCGGGTATGTGCTGGTCCACCGCCGGACGCATATAGGGCTGCGCGCCCATGCGTGATGTGCCGTACTCCACATAGGGCGCGTACTCCGCTGCCACAGCCACGATAGCGCTATTCTCAGGCCCGCGCACGCTCTGGATGCTGCCACGCAGGAACCCCGTATCCACGGGCACGCCCACCTTGGCGTAGCCCTCCACAATGTAGGCCCCGGCCAGGAGCGCATCCTGTACCACTTGGCCACGTACCGCGTTGCTCAGCCTGTCCAGCAGCCTGCCGAACTCCGCTACGCCCTTGATCTCGATTTGGAGGGTAAATCCTTCTGCCATTAGTCCACGTCCATGAGGTTAGCTGTCAGGCAGGTGCCGTGTAGCTCGGTCGCCACGTCGGCCACGGCATAGACCAGCGCCGTGGTCAGGGTCTCCCCGAGTCGCTTGGTCACTTTCACCCGGTCGTTCGGCGTGATAGCCGTGCCTCGTGGCAAGCGCACCAGGGCGCGCATGACAGTGATGCTGCCATCCAGGCGATTGATCTCTCTGCGCTCCCGGCCATCGGAGGGCACAAAGCGGCAAGCAATGGCCGTGCCATCGGTGAACGACTCGATAGGCTGCCCATAGGTGTCTACTGTCGTGCTCTGGGTTTGTACCACGCACGTATCCCATAGCGCTTCTGTCTGTTCGGCGCGCATCTGGTATAGGTCGTTGTCCGATAACAGGGCCATGGCTGCTCCCGTCATTGTGGGGCGGAGTTTCCCCCGCCCCGGTCAGTCATTAGCTTAGAACGTACTGCACAAACACGTCGATGTGCGTAGCCGTAATCATGTCCGAGCCGTTCTTCTCGATTTCCAGCCCATTGCCCGCGGTGAGCGCCACGCCCGTGTAGGTGTGAACGCTGTTGGCTGTCCACGCGCCGCAAATGGTGTTCTCGGTCAGCCCGGCCACGACTTGGCGAGAAACGACGTTACCCGTGACCAGCTCTTTCACATCCACGCTAGTCACGTCCGCCGCTGAGCCGCCGATGGCTCGCATCTTAACATCCAGCACGGTCACGGTGCGCCCCGCTGCGCTGGCGAGGATGGTATGCCCGGCGTTGACTTCGTCGGTCGTGACCCGATCCACGAAGCCAAGCACTGGCGTTGCGCCGCTCACGGTGACTGGGATGGTCGCTGCGCCGACGGTCACGCTGGCCGCGTTGGTCGCGCCGAGCGACATAGCGCCCGCCGTGCCAGTTGCAGCGGCGCCCGCGTCGATGGTCACGGCGCCCGCCGTGCCCGTGGCGCCCGCCGATGCCCCGGAGGTGATAGTTACAGCGCCGCCCACGCCGGTGCCCGTGGCGACTCCGCCAACGAGCGAGGCCGCGCCGCCATTGCCGTTCGTGGAAGCCGCTGCCCCGCCCGCAATGCTCGTCGCGCCACCGTTACCCGTGGCACCGCCACCCGAAGCGCCGCCAGCGAGCGAAGCCGCGCCGCCCGCGCCAGTACCAGTGGCCGAACCCGCGCCGGCGGTGAGACTCACAGCGCCGCCCGCCCCATTGGTATGCGCGCGCCCGCCCACGATAGGCACCGCCCCACCATCGCCCGCGGAGGCAGCCGCAAGCCCGGCGATAGCCAGGGAGGTATCCGAGCCGGTGATCTGTGGTGCGGTGATGTTGCCCGCGAGAGCCAAGGTTTGCCCGCTGCGCCCCACCGTCACGGTCCCGGCGTTCGTGCCGCCAATGGTGATGGTGCCCGCCGTGCCGCCCCCGGCTGCGCCCGCGTCGATGGCAATAGACCCCGCCGTCCCTGCCGCCCCCGCACCGGAGGTAATAGTGACCGCGCCGCCTGTGCCCGTGGCCCCCGCGCTCGCGCCAGCCGCGATGGTTGCCGCGCCGCCCGTCCCTGTGCCCGTGGCATCGCCACCCGTCACGGCAGCCCCGCCGCCGTTGCCGTTCGTTGAGGCAGCGTCGCCACCGACGATGGAAGCCCCACCGCCGTTGCCCGTAGCGCCCCCACCGGAAGCCCCACCGACAGCGGCGAAAGCGCCGCCCGTGCCCGTGCCTGTTGCCGAGCCTGCGCCTGCGGTGACGGTGATGCCGCCGCCTGTGCCGTTGGTATGCGCGCGCCCGCCCGTGAGGTTCACGGCCCCGCCGTTGCCCGCGACGCTCGCGGCCAGGCCGGCCACGTCCAGGCTCGCATCATTGGCCGCGATGGCGCCCAGCGTAGCGGTGCCCGTCGCGGTAAAGTTGCGTAAACTTGCCAGGTCCTTGTTGGCATCCACCACGAGGCCTTTAGAAGCCTCGACAGCACCGGCTGTGGCAATGTCCGCAGCGGCGTTGATCTCAGCGGCGGTCGCAGTGACCTCCGTACCCTCGATCAACAACGCGCTCTTGACATCCACTCCCCGGCGAAGTGTGAGCCGTCTCATATGTGTACCTCTCTAATCTGTGTCGATATAGATGATCTTGTGTGCCACTTCGTACTCGCTGCTTGAGGCCGCCTCGCTGTAGCCGTCCTCGCGGTCGATGGCCACCGAGGTCATGCCGCCCAGCGTGGCGTCGCGCAGCTCTCGCGCCCGTTCGGCGTACATCTGCGCGCGTTGCGCGTTCTGGACGGTCAGCCCATCGGCGGTAAATGACGGCTTGGTGGCGTACTTGCGAGCCAGCCAGAGACAAGCCTCGACAGCCGCGGCGTTCACGACGGAGCCCGTGCGAGTCAGGAAATAGTCTATCTCGTCATTTTCTAACTCGTAGTTGTTGAGGTCCGTGTCAGGTATCAGGAACCTGACTTTCCCGCGTGCGGTGTCCAATGAATATGTGAACGCCACGGCTACTACTCCTTACTAGCTAATGGTCGGATCGCCCCAGCCGCCCGCGGTGTTCTCCGCGATGACGGCGCCCACGCGATCCTGCACGCCCACGCCGAACTCTTGGAACACGATGGCCTCTTCCAGCGGGAACTCGCGGATATGGTCGCCCTTGAGCAGCACGGCCCCATAGCCGTAGTCCGTGCCCTGGCGAACGATCAGCGGGTTACGCGAGTCCATCGGCCCGTAGCTCTTGTACACCGTCCAGTACGTGGTCGGGATGCGCCCGCTGGTGCGAACGCGAACCGATCCATAGTCCGTTTCGATGACGCCGATGTAGCCGTCATCCACGTTGGCCGTATCCGCGGTCATACCGTAGCGGATGAGCGGGTCAGCGCGCGGAATCCAGCCGGTGACGTTCGTGGTGTTGACCCAGCTCGACACGTCCGCATAGGCGATAATCATGTCAAACGGGGCGTCATAGCCATGCTCGTACAGGTCGGCCACGGCGGTCTCCAGGTTGGCCTGGGTGATGCCGTTCAGCGCGTCGATATGGTCGTGCGTATACAGGAACGTGCCACCCCGGCTGGGTACGGCGATGGGGATGTAGTTAGCATCCGCTGTGCCGCCATCAGCCAAGGGCATCGAACGCCCGGACGAACCCACGGCGGTATAGGTACTCTTGAACAAACGGGTGAGAATCTGCTTCTCCCAGTTGTCCTGAATGTCCTTGACCACCTCAGCCACGTCGGTCTCCAGTTGAATCCGGCGCGCCTTGCGCAAAAAGTCCCACGTCCATCCCAGGCCGCGATCGTAGGCCACCAGGGGCAGCATGTGCCCAGTGGTCGCGCCGCGCTTCTGGTCAGGGCGTGCGTACTCGGTATGGACCTGCATCCCCGTGGTAGCGCCCACGCGGTATTCCACAGCCAGCTCACTGGTAACAGAGATAAGCGAGGAGATGAGCGGGCTCGCGGTCAGGGCCGCGTTGACCAACGCCAGGCCGCGGCCTACGTCGGCCACGAAGGCGTCATAGGTCGAGCCGTCGGCCAATTGGTACTTGGAGAGCGTGGTCGCGTCCCAGTAGGAGGGCAACGCGAACTGCTTCAGATCATTGAATCCAGTAGCCATGTTAGTGTGCCTCCCTTATGCCGACACGATCAGCATAGGATTGACGAGCAGTTGGGTGGTGTTGAGCCCGATGCCCACGCGGCAAACCTTCGTGCCCACGGCATCGGCTAGCACTCCCGCGTCGTCATCGACATAGACGGCGGTGTTCGCGGCCAGGTTGGTGGCAAAGCCCTCGACAACGCCGAACAGTACCACGTCGATCTCTTCGCCTGAAGAGAAGGACACGGCGCCGTCACTGTTGCTGACAGCCAGGCCAATGCAGGCCGCGCTGGTGAGCGCGGAACCATCGGTCAAGGAGACGGTGTTATTTGCAGAAACATACACCGGCTGCCCAGGCGTGATGGTCGCGCCCGCGGTGAATCGACGGATAATGCAATGCCCGACAGGTCGGACACTTGCAGCGGTGATCGTGAGATCAGCCATTGGTAAACCTCCTAAGAAATGCGAAACCTGCGTTTGATGTCATCGTCGCGGTTGGCCGTCGCACTGGGCGCGCTCCCGCGTCCGGCGTCGGCGTTGATGGATGGCGGCGGAGCCGTCGGCTTGACCAGTTGCGGCCATTTGCCCAGCAGCGCCTTGAGGTGCTTCTCCGGGTTCTCCGGTTGGCCCGTCTCCGGGTCGTACTGAATATCATCCAGCTTGACCAGGCTGGCCGCCAGCTCCCCGTCCAAGTTCAGCCGTTGCGCTGCTTGAGCGACGGCCCACTTGACGCGTTCGCTCTTGAGCGTGGCTTGCAACTGCTCGATCTGCTTGGTGGCCTCCTCGTAACGCTTGGTCACTTTCTCCAAGTCACCGAGCTTGGCCTGCTCTTGCTCCTTTTGCACATCCTCCAGCGCCTTGAGTCGCGTGCGATAGGTCGCCGCTTCTTTCCGTAGCTGTTGCACATAGGCGCGGTCGAATGTTTCGCCGTCGCCCTCTACCGGCTGTGCTGCTGCCGTCGTTGGCGATTCTGTCGCCTCCGTTGTGACCTCCGGGGTCGTTGGTTCCGTCATGATTCCGGTACTCCTATGTATTTAGCCCTCTAGGCTGTAGCGGCCTGTTTGTTGGCCTGCCTACTCACAAATGATTGTCGTTGCGCCGTCGTCCAAGTGCGCCTGAGTTCCAATTCCTTGAACGTGGCCACCCTTGGCGAGTCGCCCCATGTGTCCGAGTGCGCCGTCTTGCGAAGGTCGGATAGCCCGAACTTGTGGCCCTTCCAGCCGTTGAATAGCTGCTCACCCATCATGTTCTGCTGCTGCTCTTCGGGCAGGCTCTTGAACCAGTCCTG